ATGGATCAAAAAACAAGTCAGATAATATTGACTAACCATATAAATAAGAAGTATTATTGCCGTTTGATTTAAGTTCTTCGGTAGGTATCATAAATGTATGAATGAGTAATTGCTTAAAAGCCATAGCATCACATTGGCTAGCCGCCTTATCCCCCCAGTCGATACTCTCAGCGGGAAATTCGGTTGTAACACTAGAGCCATCAATTGCGCTAAGCTTAAACTCCCATAATTGATAGCGATGAAGCCCCTTATTTCCCTTAGCTGATTTCACTTCCTTTTCGCTTTCCTTTATCAACCTGCGAGTAATGAATACCCCTTCTTTTGCTAGGATAGGCTGAAGCATATTGTAGACATCGTAAACGCGCCTTGCCTTGTACCGTAATACCGTAACCATTTTCACAGCTTCGACGCTTTTACTGACATTATTTATTGATTTAAAGATTTCACCACATACAGCTTTAGGTTCTATATATTCTAACTTACCGGGCGGCAGCGGTGCTTCTGGCTGAACAGATCCTTCGGGGATTATATATTTTTGCATTGAATTTCCTTTGCGTGCTGGGGAGTAGATAACAAAAAAAAAGGCCCTTTTCAAGACCTTTTTTAGCACACAAAGGACGCTTAAAACGACTCTAGACACCACATCGCTTCAAGTGACTTTGATAAAACGGATACTACTTCTTATTTATATGGTTAGTCAATATTATCTGACTTGTTTTTTGATCCATTGACCTTGCGCCGCTGATTAAATCTTCCAAATGCATGACTGCAAAGTGCCCTAAGGCTAGTGCGGGAGTGATGTCTTTTTCAGACTTGACTCGATCTTCTTTCGGGTAGGTTTTTGTAGTAATGTCTACTTTGCCTTCTTCAAGATCAGTGATGCGAATTAAGACTGTAAATTTATCCTTCATCATTTTCCTTTTTATATATGTGATCATGTTTTTCAATGGAAGCACTGTAAGCTGCGAGGACTTTTTCAACGTGTTCCGGCTTAATGACGTGTAGTTTTTCAGTTCCTTTAGTGGGAAGTACTACAAACACCGCGCCCTTGTGGGCTTTATCACTTAAAATATTTCTAACCATATCGGCGGGTTCAACACTATGTGCGTATTGGCACCTGGGGCATCTAGTTCTCATTTTTCACCTTCTTTGTGTGGTATAAAAAACCAATATAAATTTGCAGCGTCGATTAATTCAGACTTAGGGGGTAAGAATTGCACAGCTTCCGTTTCTTCACCGAATAACTCATTTTTAATACGATACATATCAGACCATGAGCAAATGGGCAGTGAATCATTTCTACGAACCATTACTCTAGTATACATTACCCCTTTGCGTTTAACTTTAAGAAAAACCTGCACTACATATCTGTTGTTTTTATAAGCAAGATCGGCAGGCCGTTTGAACATGTTACTTCTTGCTATTGCTTGTATTTCTTGAGTAACATCTACAAATTCATTCCAATGGAGTTTTTGAAGCCTACGTCCTTCTTTTTCAGAGATTCTACGTTGCTCCCGGTTCATCTTCTCAACCTTCCGGCATAGAATTTAGTAAGGAAAGCTTGATCACGCCATCCCCCCCAATATGTTTCAATTTCTTTAATTAATTTATCCTTATCACAAATAACCCAAGATAATAAACTAATGAGAGTCGGCACATTTTCACGACAAATGATTAATCTCATAGCATAACTGATGGGGTCTTTTTTAATTTTGAATCGATGAATTATAGTATTAACGAAATCATGAAGATCAAAAATCAAAAGCAGTGGATAAAATAACCAACTAAACCAACCAAAAGCCCTAAGTTCTAATGCCCATATATTAAGCAATGTTACATCAGGCCATTTCCACTTGGTTGTTCTAGGAACTTGACCATTTGTAATAGTGTTGTAGGCAAATAGAAATAGCCAACAAGCATGATGAAGAATGAGTCTTAAGCTAGCTAGGTACTCTTTTTGACCTATGAGCGCTGCCAGTATGCCGGTTAATTGATCCCTTGAGATACATCCCGCCCATGGATTTATGTAGTAGGCACCGAAAGAATTGTTCGTTTGATCAATATCAGGATGCCTAACATAAGCACCGAAAGAGACTTCAAAAAACTTAGGAAATCTTCTTTTACCTTGAGTTAAGTAAATGTATTGCCCATACCAATTAGCAGAATCCCCGCCTTCAATCGAGCCATCAGGTTGAATTTGCCCTAGCACTCCATGTTTATCAAAGTTCATAATTAATCATCCGTTTCACCCATTATTTTTAAGGCATCATCAATACATTTAATTAAATATTCATCTTTCCAAAAATTCTTAATTCGATTTTTAGTACTCTTTAAATGCCCCACGGCAGCATCGTATTTAATTTGCCATTCCCTTTTAAATAACCCGACTGCCGGTTGTTTAGGGAATGCTTTAATACATTCTTCAGAAGTTTTAAACACATGACTCTCTGGCACCCAGTAATCAGGTGCATCGCTAATTTTTCTCATAAATCCCCTAACCTTGTGACATCCAATGGGATAAAAAAAATGAGACTATCTGTACCGATATATATTTCTTGTTTCGAAGGTGAGTACCAGACATATTCTATACTACGTGCACTTTCTGCTATTCTACATAATAATGGCATAATTTAACCCAAATGAGCGCTGATATATCTGACCATATAAAAGATGCCTTCCCAAGCGCCCCAAGACATCAGAGTTAAAAACAGAAGCCAAATAATAGTTTCTAAAACACTAGGCGCCCCCAACATTACAGCTTACCTAGTTCAATAATAGGCTTTAAATTCATTCTAAACTTCTTACCTATTGGAATTACAGAAGGATCATTTTCAATCCAATGAGATTTAGACCATTTATCGAAGCGCTGATAAATAAAAATCATATTGTTTATTGGATCAAAATAAACGCCATTATGCTTAAAATTCACTCACTCCCCCAATTTAAAACCTTGCGGTATCCACTTACATTCGGTTTCATGCAGCCCTAGTTTTGTAGGATATTCATCACTATCTAGAATAAGCAAAGGTTTATTTTTATGACTCCCTTTTAATGTGATTGACGCATGATCATACCAGCTAATTTCAGTTTCATTTTTATCAGTGATCCATATATGAAGTGACCCTTGCGGTATGTCTACAATGATATAATCTCTTTCTACCGGTAGTATTGTCATAATTTTCCACAGTCTTCAGGCTCATAACCGTGACCGTCCTTCCAAAGAGCTTCTAATTTAAAGCTATTATCCCCAGCCGGTTTCATTACAAATTCTAAGTTTTTTTCTACATGTTCAACCGCTTCTCTTAAACAAGTTGTAACTAAGTTTGTTACGTGGTTATGCATTACATTTTCTAATCTTTTATTGATCAGCTTAATAGCCGTTTCTTCTATGATTTTCATCACTCCCCCGGTTTAAACAATTCACCCCATAGTTCAGCGAGTCCATCCGCATCACCTTTACCTAATTTAAGTTTTTCTTCAAAATAGCTAGCCTCAGTATGTTTAGGCGCGAAATGCCCACAGCCACGCCCATCAATCCCCACGTAATACCTTCCCTTAGGATTGCCCCCAAATGGCGTAATTCCTAGTTTTGTGTATGTTGAATCAATGTGAATTATCATTTGCCCGTCACCGTCATAACTATAAGGGAAAACAATTGATCCATGATCTTTTAAATGCTCCCTAAGTTCGAACCAGTCAGACTCATTATTTCGATAGCTTCCATATTCATCCATTATTGCTCCCCTGAACTTTCATTAAATGCTACTCCATGCGCTATTTCATAAGACATTCTATAATGAGTTTCATACATTTTAAGCCTTTGAATTTCCCTATAGTATTCTTCAATCTTTTTTTCTTTTTGATCTAATTGATAGTTTTTAGCTTCAAGGGAGCGTTTAACTAAGGGAGTATCTTTTATTATTTCAACTATAGAATCTAGAATGGTTTTAGGAAGTTCGCCCGCTTTTAAAGTGTGAGTTTTCTCATAAGGTATAACCAATTTAAATGAAACACTGTATTTAAGGTCAGGGTGAACATCCCTAGAGTGTTCGAATAACTCCCAATTAGGGCCTAGAAAATCAGCAATACTTTTAGACATATCTTCTGTTAGCAACGTCATACTTTACCTACATCAGGAATTTCTTCTAAGAATTTACGATAGCTTGTACCAATGTTTTCGGTCACTTCCGCTAAAAGCTTTTCAATGGGCGTAATATGCCTGAAGTGATGTTCTTCTTGATGGTCATAGGGGGGGTTAAACCATTCTAAAATGCCATCCTGTTTAAAAACTTTGCTCCATCTTTCATCAGTAAGGTAAGGTTCGACCTTATGTTTTTCTACAAATGCTTTTAACTGTTCTTTGGTTTCAGCGCGGGCTACATCCTGCAATATTTCTATTTTAGAGGAGCGCATATCATTTAAGCATAATACATACATAGAATTTCCTTTGCGTGCTTTGTGGGGAGTAACAAATAAAAAAGAATGATGCAAGAAAAAAAAAAGCCTTAGATATTGCATCCAAAGGCCTTTAAACTTATAGTTACTTTGTGTAAAGTAAGTATTCTTATACCCTACTTTCAGGGAATTATCAATATTTAAGTTACATTAGTGGGCGGCGTAGCCAATAACACGTTAAACTGTGGCGACTATTGACTGCAAAGAAAGCAGTGTGTGCCTGAAGGCTTTGATTTACACCAGGGGATGCTTAAACTATTCGACAACTCGGGAAGCATTTTTAGAAGTAGCTTTGAGGCAATATAGATAATGAAAGTAAACTAGAGAAGTTTTAGGCCGAACAAGTAAAGAGATAGGCCGGCACTTCTTTGAATAGTTTCTTTGTGCAAAAGGACTGATGATGGCTTCCGGGGGATGTGCCCAGTGGGGAAGCAACAAAGACTTTTCTAGTTTAAGTAAATTATCGCAGAAGCTTTAATATGTGGTCAGTCAGGCTAGAAAGCCCGAGTTGAGCTAGTAAGAATAGTGCTTAAAGGTTGAGCAATGTAATGATACGTGACATAAGGAGCAGAGATGGAATCGAATATTAAAGTTAAAATCAACTACTCAGTATTATTAACTCTTACTGAAATAGAGGCTCGCGCTCTAGATGCCATTACTGGGTATAGTTTTAAAGATTTTATAAAAGTGTTCAAAAAATCTATGGGTGAATCTTATATTAGAGGGCACGAAGCTGGAGCGGAAAGTCTATTTAATAATGTTCGTAAACAATTGGGGCCATCTCTTAATGAAGTTAAAAAATCTAGGCAAAACATTGGTTTAGCTATAAAGGGTGAGCATCACAGAATCGAATAACGACTTTTTGACAGGAAACGAAATGATTACATCATGCCAAGACTGTAAAACAAAGTGCTGTAAGACTGGACCAGGGCCTTATAAAAGAGTTCCTCAACATCAGTACTTAAAAAATTTCGAGTCACACAAAAATTATAATGTAGCTTGTGAACATTTTGATCTAGTGACTGAAAAATGTGAAGTTTGGAACACGCCTAGACTACCACGAGACTGCGCACAATATGTTTGTCATGTGCGGTCATATTCTGAAAAAGAATTAAAAGAGATATCGGAACTTCCATGAATAGAGACACTAGCCATAAGGTCAGGAAGGTCATCAGGCTATTAGAACAGGGCTTTAAGAAGTCAACGGCTTGTAAAATGGCTGGGATTAATAGAACGTATTTCTTAGAGATGATGCGTAAATATCCGAAGCTTGGGGGGAGTTATGACTTTAAATGTACCGGCTCTAAGGGTTCAATGTGATCTACAATACCTATCAGACTTCACCGAAACGGGCCTTATTGAAGGCTACTGGGTAGCAGTGCAAGCAATAGCAGGTAAACCCCTAACCTTTATTGTACACCTTGAAAATGGAGCGCTGTATTGCAAGATCCCTATTCAGGCAATGTATTGTGAAAAGTTCGGATGGGATGCTAAAACTTTTGATATTGAACGGGCTTTTAAACAAGATGAATTACTCCCCTGGTCTTGCTTAAATGGCCCCGCACAGGTCGTAGTCCTTGAGCATTTAAGCGAAATGAAAACCAGAACCCGAATGGGTCAAGGTACAGTAGATGGGCGCTACATCCTTACTATCGACTACCACGGGGCAAATGATCTTGCTGATGATCCTACCCAATATAAATCTCATAATATCGTGTGCTTTAAAAATGGGCAGTTAGCTGCATATCCTAATAATTACCTTTTATTTGAAGATAAGTTTTATACTGATATAGATGGCTTTCCGAAGAATTTAAAACGTCAATCAAAATGGTACTTCGCTCCATGAAAATAGAACACTTCGTAAAACAAATGCGCATTTTAGAAGCCAAATACGGCAATGATAAGATCAATAAGTCAATAGTTAATGAAGTGTGGAAGGCATTTAAACAATATGATGATGAAGTAATCACAAAAGCGGTTAGTCGTTTGATGAGTTCAAAAAGCATGTATGGTGATAAGTTCACACTCCCCGACTTCTTTGAATTACAAAAGGAAGAAGAACCCAGCAATGAAGCTGAAGAAATAGAAGAAGATAAAAAAAGTAAGAAGAAAGTTTATATGCGTCATCAGTATTACAAAGCCTCTAACCGGAAGCACAGTGATCCCCAGGTCCTTAAAAATTACTTAAAACGTCTAGGAGCGAAAAACGCAGTAGACGCCATGAATAAGATTATACAAAAAAAACAGACAGAAAGTAAAGATTGATATGACATATTTGACATATGTTATTTTGATCACTATCTTTGGTTTAAAGGGAAGTTATCTAGCTGACAGGTTTTTTTAAGGTTTTTCCTGCACGAATAAAACCCGTTTTTCATAGGGGTACCATGACAGTTACACCGGCAGTTTTAAGGCAAAGAGAAAGAAAAGCCTTAAGGAAAATGGAAGCACAATCAAAAGCTGATAGAGCTGCAAATAATAAAGCCATTATGAAGAAGCTTCGTAGAGAAGAAAACGAAGCAAAGCATGCTGAGCACATGGCTAAAGGCCCTTCGAGTGCTTTTTTGTATGTAACCGGAAAAAAAGAAGATCGCTATCCAAATAGTGCTACGGCAATGATGTCAGCGTTTTTGATGACAATCCCTTTTTGGAAACGAAGGAAAAGAAAATGACTGATCATTCCCGTAAACAAACAATCGACCGTGTAAAACAACTATTTACATCATTCAAAAAGACACACGGTGAAGAACTAAGCCCAGAAAAAGTTCTAGAAGTAGTCAGTGCAAAGTTTCAACGTGATTGCAAAGAACACATTGAAAGAACCATAGCTGATGTAAGCTTAAAAACCTTAATGGATACCATTAGCATTCTTAAAAAAAAGGAGTACCTAATTAAAGATACTCCTAAGAAGAGTGAAATAATGGATGGCAAAAAAGCGACTCGTAGAAAACCAGCAAAAAAAAGAGCCGTGAAACCTAGAGTACAATCTTAATGAGTGAAGTTCAAACTGATGATTTAGATTATGAGCAAGCATTAAAAGAAGTGAAACGTGTGGTAAAATATGTTACGGGAAAAACAATAATTGTACTAAACTCTAGTTTTAAAACTGATTTCATAATAATAGCTAAAACAATGTTAAAATTAGAACTCTCACTACAAAATCAGATAGATAATGACTGATGAAGCAGAAGAACTTAAACTACCGAAAATCATCCTTACTACAAAACGCGGCAAAGGCCGGCCTAAAGTGGAGTTTGATGATCGTGACTTAAAACTCATTTATAGAATGTGTAAGCGTGGTTTTCCGCTAACAATAATGGCCGGTCTACTCGGATGTTCTAAAAGAACCCTAGAGCGCCGTATCACAGAAGATTCACATATTTTTGACATAGTGAATCGAGGTAAGTCAGAAGCATACATCCCAATCTTCAAAACTGCCTTCGAAATGGCGCAGAAGGGTAACGAGCGGTTTTTACTATATTTTATGGAAAAGTGTTTAGCTGATCAAGAATATGCACAAAACTTAGGCACCCTAGACGTTACGAATGACAAAAATGTCATAGAAGGTGAACTCAAAGCTATGGAAGCTGAGCGTACAAAAAATCAGGAAATTAATAAGAAGCGTTTATTAGCCGCGCTTGCGAAGGATAAATTTCTCCAAATAGAGGGTAGTACTGACCCAAAAGAAGTCAGTGACGATGAATCAAAGACTTAAGACAATAGGGAATGAATGAAACATTTAACTTCCAAGAAGAATTAATTAAAATCATCAAATTGGTAAACTTAGATGACCCGAAGAATGTCATATATTTAAGCCCTGAAGGTAAGTTGTACATTGAACACCACATCAAGAATCTTTTCCTTAAAAACCACAAAACCCTAAACTTTTCTTTAGAACTTGACGAAATGGTCTTTGCCGGCACTGACATGCTGGAAGATGGGGAGTGCGTGATCTTTGACCGTGATGGCAAGCCCCATTCAATGATCTTTGAAGATTATGAAAAGCACATAAAGAATAGACACTTTAATTAGGGGGCCATCATGGTAGAATACATTCCAATAGTAATTCATTTCATTGAAGTCTTAGCGCAGGCTATGTTAGGCTTAACTGTAGCTGCCTCAGCACTTGCGAAATTAATAAATAAAGGCAAATACTCGGATGACGTAGAGTCATTTTCGGGTAAACTACAAAAGTTCATCAGCTATCTTCCTACATTGGGTATAAACCCTAAAACTAAACACCTTGAGTCTCAACTTAAGGAAATGAAGGAAGCGCGCGCAAAGGATGAATCAAGACCTTGAATCATATATAGAAGTCATTGAAGGGCTTCACGCAACATGGGAGCCCCACGACGGGCAAGTGCCTATAGGTCAGGCAATATTTAATGATGGGATCAAACAATTATTCGCAAAGTGCGGGCGAAACTTTGGAAAAACTGAACTGATATGTTATTTACTGTGGCGCTATGCTAAGTCGAATCCCGGATCAGAAAACTATTACTTTGCACCTTATGCCAAGCAAGCTAAGGAAATCACCTGGTCTTCCCGTAGGCTTCAAAGCTTCGGACCTCACACCTGGCTTTTACCAGGCTCTAGGGGAGTTAATAATTCAGAGTTACGGCTTAGATTTACCAATGAGTCTTTCATCAAGCTTGACGGATCAGATAACATTAATGCTTACCGTGGAGTAAAGCCAAGGGGACTCACAGTCTATGATGAGTTTAAAGATTTCCGCCCTGAATTTCATGATGTAATGGACCCCAATTATGCCGCTCATGATTCACCGCTAGCTATTATCGGTACACCCCCAGAACTAGAAGATCATCACTTCTACCATGTGGAAGATGAATTTAAGGCTAATCCTAAGAAAGCTTACTTTGAGTTCGACTGCTATCAAAATCATCACATAAAGCCCAGTATATTTGATGCAAAACGTGCTGAATTATACCGCAAAGGTGACGGTGATATTTGGGAGCGGGAGTACATGGTTCGCAAAGTGTTCGGCGGTAAGAATAGCATCCTTCCAATGTTTGACCCCAAGCGCCACGTTAAACCCCATGAGCAAGTTATTAAGAATATCAAGAGAGATTTCCACAAAATGAATTGGGTAGTATCCGCGGATCCTGGAACTCACACATGCTTTGCCATGCTTTATGCAGCAATGAACCCCTACACCCGAAAGATACATATATTAGATGAAATTTATGAGACTGATCAAAGACAGACTTCAGTGTCAGTCATTGGAAGAAGGCATATTCAGAAGAAGCAAGGGCTATGGCCGCGTGCTGATTATTATCAGACTTATGATGAAGCTGCCGCTTGGTTCGCAAATGAAATGATCGATCAATTTGATGAACCTTTCACGCCTACTAATAAGGCACTCAATAAAAAAGAACAAGGCTTAGGTCTGATCAAAGATTTACTTCTAATTGACATGATAGAAATTAGTGATAGGTGCGTTAATTTAATCAGAGAAATGCTCAATTATATACGTGACAAAAACGGAAAAATCCCTAAACTCAATGATCATCAAATAGATAATTTACGTTACATATTAGGTGCCCTAGCCTATGATATGAATCAGGTAAAAGAACCGGGTAATATTGAAGAAGAAAACAAAGAGTGGAAGCCCTATTATTCACCTGAAGAAGATTTCAAAGACGAAATGGAGTCCTGGGGGGACCAAATTAACGATGAAGATTTATTCGACGAGGTAGATTAAAATGCCTAATTTCTCAGCAAGATCCGACGCACATCTACAGACATGCCATGATGATCTTCAAAAGGTTTTCAATGTAGTAATTCAGTTTTATGATTGCACTATATTAGAAGGCCATCGTGGGGAGTTCGATCAAAATAAATATTTCGATGAAAAGAAATCTAGAGTTCAATGGCCTGATGGTAAGCATAACAAAATGCCTTCTGAAGCCCTTGACGCTATGCCATACCCTATTGACTGGGAAGATACAGACCGAATTTATCATTTCGCTGGCTTTGTATTAGGTATTGCCTCTATGATGGGGATTAAGCTACGTTACGGCGGAGACTGGGATGGCGACCTATCTTTTAAAGATCAGAAATTCAATGACCTTGTACATTATGAGCGAATTAAAGGGAAGTAAATGATCATAGTTATTTCAGTGTTGGCTATTTGTGGCATGATCTTCGGGACTATAGGCTTAGTAATAGCACTCATTGCATTACTTGAAGTAAAAGCCATGCAGAAAAGTACTCATACAATTCAATATGTTGAACCTAAGGCTGATAAAGGTTTAAAATATGACGATGATGGATTTGAAATCCTATCAAAAAAAACAAGGGCAAAGCTTGAAGATGATGGTGACATATTTGATGATGAAACGACGTTCGGTGAAATGCAATGACGGAAGCTAACTGTAGAGAAGCAAAGAGTGAATCTGAATTGGAAACTGCACCTTTTATCTATAAATTTCATGGCCCTTGTGGGCAGCATAACTATTTATGCTCAGTTTGTAGGCAGAAGAAAGCAGTTTTAGATATGGATAAAGGGATATTACAGCCTTGTTGGGATTGTCATAAAACCTATAGAGTAGTTAAAATAAAATGGTTCGACCGGCTTTTTAGAAAAGCTGAATTAAGGTAGGGGGCAATATGAGCGTTTGGGATTTCCTCGATTTATCGGAGCACGCACAATTTAACGCTAAACCCTTATGGACTATTAAACTTGATGACCCTAAAAATGAAGATGACATCCTTAAATGGCTGATCGCTGAAGTTGAAAAGCTAAGGCAAGAAAACCGCAATCGTCTTAATGAAATTCACAGGCATTACAAATTATATAAAGGTGTATCCCAAGATCGAATGCACAGAAGAAATGCTGACCGTGATGATGAATACGAACGTGTGCAAATTCAGCGTAAAATTGTTATCAATCATTTATATGACCTGACTGAACAGGCGGTTTCATTTACTTCTAGGTTCAGACCGGCAGTTCAATTTCTACCTACTAATGATGATTTCCACGACAAACAAGCATCCAAATTAGCTAAGCGTTTGAATGATCATGTCAAGTATGTTGAAAAATTAGATCATAAATCTAGACAGGCAGTGCGGCTTACTAAAATTGCAGGTGAAGCTTATTTATTCATTAACTGGGATCCGGATAAGGGCGCGGAAAGCCCCAAATATACTGAAGCTGTAAAAGAATACGGTGAAGGCAAAATCCCTTTAATAGATTCAATGGGCCATCAAGAAGAAGATGATCAAGGCAATCTAATTTACATTGAAAAAGTAGTCAGAATAGGGGATGTAGAATACTACTTAGTACGACCGGATAAGCTTTTATTTGAAGATAAGTATGAATTTGAAAATGCCCGTTATTGCTTCCATTTAGAGTCAATCCCCGCTGAAGAATTGCGTGTGGATTATCCGGAAAAAGCTTCTGAAATTAAGGTAAATCAAGATGAACGCGTTGAAGAATACTACGATTACACAGATAAAAAAGACAAAACCGAAACTCGTAAAATTACGATGTGGTATAAGCCGCATAAATATCTACCCAAAGGTAGAAAGATTATATTTACACCCGATACGATATTAGAAAACATAGACTATCCTTTTGAACATGGTGACTTTCCATTTGAGCGTATGACTGATATTGATATTCCTAATGAATTACACGCTAGAAGTTTCTTCATCAATGCGCGTCAAATTACTGCACAAATAAATAACATTACGACAATGGCAATTAGAAACATCAAATTAATGAGCGCTCCCAAGTGGATGATCCCAAAGGGGAGCGTAAAACTTGAGCAATTAAATAACAATACAGGCATTATACAATACCAAGGGCCAGTAGCTCCCGCACTATTAACTCCTACCACTGTGGCCCCTGAACTATTTGAATTGCGTGACCAGTTAAAGGCTGATGTAGAGCAAATTAGCGGTACTCATGGAGTAAGTAGAGGGGATCCGCCGCCGGGGGTTAAATCCGGGGTAGCTTTACAATTTCTTAACGAACAAGAAAATGAAAGGCAATCTTCATTTATATCAAAATATAATGAGTTCATCAGAAGGGTAGCTGATAAAACTATCAAGCTATGTGCTCAGTTCTATGATGAGAGTGACGAAAGGACGCTAGCTATCATCGGTAAGAATGATGAGTACTCTAGGGTACCTTTTGATATTAAAACCCTTGTGACTGAATTTGACGTGCGCATTCAAAACTCTAGTGCACTGCCTGAGAGTAAGGCACAAAAGATTCAGACTATATTAGACCTTAATGAAGGCTTCCCTGAATTAGTAGATAATGAGCAAGTAGCTGATATGCTCGATTTCGGGCAAGCTGATAAATGGTATGATGAAGCCACGGCAGCAGTTCGTGCCGCTGAGCATGAAAATGAATTGATCATGGAAAGTAAGAAGTTCGAACCTGAACTGTATGAATATCACATGCAGCATTGGAGAGTTCATGTCACTGAAGTCCAGAAACCGGGCTTTAGAAACTTGCCTCCAAATGTACAAGAAGGCTTTAAAGATCATATCTTAGGCCATGAAATGCACATGAGCACAATAGCTAAAAAGAATCCTACATATCTTAAGAAGCTGCAGGTCTTACCCCAATTTCCTTTATTTTATACCCCCGATCATTTAGCGCCGAAGCCGAGTTTAGAACCCGTGCTTGACCCTAAAATGGATGCGGGAGCCATCGAGCAAGACGTGAAAGCACAACAAATAGAACAAATGGGGGATAAATTGGCACATTCAGCAGTCAATCAACCTCTGGATCAAACTTCCCTAACTAATCAAACTGTCGCTGAAACGAGGGTACAGTCGGCAGGCACATTACCGGAGCAAATAATCACTCAATAGGGGAGTAAATATGGAAAACGCACCAACAACAGTAACACCGGAAACCGCACCGCCGGGGGTTAAATCCGGGGTAGCTTTACAATTTCTTAACGAACAAGAAAATGAAAGGCAATCTTCATT